AGAGCAATCGTGCAACAAAATAAAATAGTAAAATGAACATTCAAACGATAAACAGTTTCCTAGATATTTCAGGAGAAGTTACTGTCTATTTACAGAATATTAAAGATGAACTGCTGCGAATGTCAAACACTATACAAAGGAAATTCCCTGATGGTAATGAGACCATAGAAGCAGGATTAAACTCAATAATGTCAATGAGCCATATCTTGGACAAGATAGAAGAAATGAAATCTTCGTACCACCAGAGTACATCTTCAATCGATCAAAAAGAAATGAGTGACCAAATATCTCTGTTTCTGGATAAATATAAAGAATTAGAGCTCATGCGCCATGACCTTTTTGGAGTTCTGGCAAGTACCAGGCTTCATTTTGCCCCTAAGTACAGACATGATGTTTACCTTAAAGAGTGCATTATAGATTACCTAGAATACTGCCATAAAAAGGCATCTATAAGAAATACCATAACCGATCTTGACAGCCTGTTGGAAACTTTGGTTTTCCAACATCTAACTCCAGACAATTATACAATATATAAGGAGACTAATGGTGAAAAGGCCTGCTTGATGATTTATGATTGGAAAGTGTCTATAGATGCAATGACAGAATCAAAAACGTCAGAGAATTATTACACAAGTGTTTGGAGAACGTTTAAAGACATCAAAATAGATGACGAGCCGTTTTTGGAAAGACATCCAATTTTTATTACAATAGTTATATTAAACCCAACTGGTCCCATGAACATCACTGTAACCACTTGCAGAGTGATTCAAGATTTCAAGCAGTCACCATATAAAACATTCCCTGGAAGAAAAAAAGCTGCAAATTTATCTAAACTTATTTCAGTTAACACATTAAGGCAAATAACAGGACATGCTTCAGAGTGCTTCAGTCGATTTTACGCAGAAACTCAAACTTTCAAGAATTTATTGCTGTCCAGAGTAGGTGATTATATGAATCGATCTAATGAAGTCTTTTTTAGCCACTGGTCTCATGAGTACAAGAAAACCAATCTATCAAATAATCAAATGTCAAAAGATGTGATAGATATTATAAATTCATTAAAAAATCCGAAAATTTGCAAAGAATTGATTATCAACTTCATTTTCGGTAATTACGTTTTATTTAGAAATACAATGAGTGATCTCCATGCTAAAGACAGATTTGAGGGATATAAAAGCCATTGTGAAATGTTTGGAGTGGTTCCTGCGGAAAATGAAGAAGAATTGAAAGATTATCTAGAAGCTAATGATGATCTACTATCTGAGCTTTATGACGACCATTTGACGAAGATAAAAAAAGATGTGGTATCTAAAAAAGAAAAAGAAGTGCAAATAGAAAGCATTGAAGATGCTTTCAATATGAATGCTGAAGATTATGCGAGGGAATATCCTGGGTGTTTCACAAATAATCTTCAAGAGACGAAAACAAATTTTTCCGTTTGTTGGTCACCATCGACAGATGATCTAATAATGGAGGAGATGAACTACAACAATGCTATCATTGACTCCTTCAGGAAGTCGTTTTTGGAAGAATTCCGTCTGATATTTAACAAGCCTTATAATGGTATAGCTGCAGATCACCATTTTGGGAACTCTCTCTTTGATTTGGTCAGAACATGTTTAGTTGATCTGAGTACAGATACTACGGGCCAAGACAAAATCACATTAGAGGATGTGGTTGATGTAAAAGATGGAAGCATACAGGTCCAAAGACCAGAAAAATCTAAGATTTGGAAGAATGTAAATGGTGTGACTACAAGGAATGGGAATGAATTCTCAATCTCTCAGTCAACATCTAGCACAGCGAAGAAATTATTCTTCAAGGGACTGACTCTAATGAATATTGGCATGGGGAAGAAAAAGAAAGCTGATTGCAAAGATGAATTAAAGAGCAAGTTGCAGCAGCTTAAGCTCACTAAAGAAGCTGAAGGAGGGGAATATGACATCTCTAAAAGTGAAACAATACTTAATACAAGCTTGAAAGCTGTTACACATCAGAAGAAGTTGATCAGACATGACAATCCAGATGTTGATTATTATTGCAAATCCATGATAGAATCCATGTATGTGCTTCACGGTTTAGACAGTAGAAAGAAGAATGAAGGGAAAATCAGCTCTGTCTACAATGAATACTGTAAGAATCCAGAGGAGATTTTTACTAAAGGAAATCTCATCGAGACAGAAACAATTATCGCTAAAAATATACATGCCGTCGCATCAGAATTGTCGGTTTATTCTTACAGTGAAGACATGATGCAGATTGCTAAGGGCGTCATGGTTGCTGATAGGTTCATGAAAAAGACAGATTTCAAAATACTCACTTGTGCTAACACCAGCATGATCTGTTTAGCATTTAAAGGTGATGGGATAAATACAGGAAAGTCAGGAGTCCCTTATATAACACTGCACAAGGTGGAAAAAGAGATTCAGCCATATTTTGCATCATTGTACACTAAAGAACTGGTGGTTTCTTTCTTAGTTGATGGATATTACATAAATATAATGAGACCTCAGAGATTAAATCAAGTTAGACTATTAAGCCTCTTCAAAGCACCAAGCAAGGTTCCTATTCTATTTTCTCAGTACTCTCTTTTAAGCAGTGAAATTAAATCATGGCTGAATAAGCCATCTGTAAATGTATTTGAATGCCCTGAAAACAAGATTCACAATATGCAGAAAATTCTATTTTCTTCTGTGATCATAGGCACAGTCACAAAATTGAGTCGCATGGGTATCTTTGATTTCATGAGGTATGCTGGGTTTCTCCCTTTATCTGACTACTCCAACATAAAAGAATATATAGCAGAGAAATTTGACCCTGACATAACTAATGTTGTTGATTGTTTCTTTGTTGCAGGAATAAAAAGCCTCCTTCTAAAGATGGAGGAAATAAATTTGAGTAACAGCATCAAACCGTTGACTATAGATCAAGAAAACGATATGTCAGGAGGTATAAATGACTTGAATATAACTTGCCCTATAACAGGCTCCACCCTCAAGACAATAGAGTGTCTTTACAACAATGTATATTTGGCAATTTATATGATGCCTAAATCTTTGCACACTCATGTTCATAATTTAACAACATTACTGAGTGTGCCTGCAGAGTGGGAAATAAAGTTCAGAGAAAGAATGGGATTCAAGATAAATGAAGAGATTGTACCTAAAGAAGACATGTTTAATGATTCCGGTCCATTCTCTATAAATGGTGTTTTAAACATTAAAACACTTTTTGACTACTACAGAAAGAATATAGACAATGTTGCTAGTTGTCGATCAAACATCGAAGACAAAGAAGATTTCTTATCTGTTCCATATAAGATAAAAACCCTAACATCATCCAAGAAATGCTCTAAATCAGACATTATAAAAAACTCAGAGATAGCAACTGCTTTGAAAGATGTCTATGGAAAAGACCCAAGTACAATAAAGGGAAATAATTTGTATATTCTTAAAGGAGTTTTAAAATGCTTCAGTGAAGATAGGGAATCTGTTCAGACATTCTTGGAAGTGGAAAACATGAACGTTAAAAACTATATACATTTTTTTGCTAACATATTATCTGGAGATGATAAAGTTACCATGAAAACAAGTTCAGAGAAGTTCTATTATAAGAGCCATCCTTTGACTGTAGAATCATACATGAAAGTTAGATATGGCCATCTAAAAACAACCACAGTCTTGAAGTCAAAAAAAGTAAGTGAGGAATTATATGATCTTATTAAAGAATTCAACAAAATCATGGAGGTAGATCTAGAGTCCTTAGAAAAGCTTGGAAGAGGCCTAGATGGAAATAGAACTACTTTTATGCAACTTTTGGAGTTCATAATGCTTAAAACTAGGGCAAATGCTGGAAATACTAACTTCCTTGTTTCTGTTTTTGAGAAGATGCAGAGAACGAAGATGGACAGAGAAATTTACCTGATGAGCATGAAGACTAAAATGATGCTATACTTCATCGAACATACATACAAGCATATAGCTCAATCTGATCCATCTGAGGCTATTTCAATATCAGGCGATTACAAGATTAAAAATTTAGCCTCTTTATCATATGATACTATCACTAATTATAACACATCACTCCAGAAGAATTTGGAATGTAAGATGGCATTTCTTTCTGCAGACCAGTCTAAGTGGTCTGCTTCAGACTTAACATATAAATATATACTGGCTGTTCTTATGAACCCTATATTGACAACTGGAGAGATAAATTTGATGTGCGAATGCATTTTAATGTACATTAAGCTCAAACGAGTGTGCATTCCAACAGATATCTTTTTGAATCTGAAACGTGGTCAAAAAGAGTATGGATCATATGGAACGGCATTATCAGTTCTGACAGATAATCTAGAGACTAACACATTTCCAGTGTCTATGAACTGGCTGCAAGGGAATCTGAATTATTTGTCATCAGTTTACCATTCCTGTGCTATGCTAGGTTATGAGAAGGCCATGAAGAGAAATAAAGATTATGACTTTACTATTAGGTGGATGGTGCACTCAGATGACAATGCAACATCAATTGTTGCTAGAGGTGACATAAAAAATCTATTACAGAGTTTTAAATGTGGCAGTATGTCAGAGCTACTATTTAGAACAATACAGTCCCATTTTAAGAGCTATTGTATCACATTAAATCCTAAAAAGAGTTATGCTTCAGAGTCTGAGGTGGAGTTTATTTCAGAAAGAATTATTAATGGTGCTGTCATCCCACTGTATTGCCGTCATTTGGCAAACTGCAGCACAGAGAGCTCGCATAATAGTTATTTTGATGACTTAATGTCATTGTCCACACATGTGACTATGCTTCTTAGAAAAGGTTGTCCAAATGAATTGATCTCATTTGCATATTCAGCAATCCAGGTTCAATCGCTCAGCATTTACTCTATGTTACCTGGAGAAGTGAATGACATAAATTCTATAATCAAAGATATAGAATTTCCTTTAAGTAAGAAGGAAATACCCACTTGTGCTGGTGGATGGATGCATGCACCTGTTGAATTGATGTCTATACTGGGTCCGTCGTCAAATGATCAATTAATTTACTACAAAATCATTCTAGAGTTTTTTGATTTGAAAGATTTTAGTACCTTAAAAAAGAACATTGATTCATTAGGTTATGTTACATATAGAATAAATGATTTATTCAAAAGAATCAATAACAATAATCTGACCTCAGCTGATAGGAAAATGATATGCATGGTGAACTTGTTTAAGACTAGTTTGATGTCTGAAGATTGCGACAGCTTGAGCATAGGGATGAAATTCCAATCCATGATCACTCAGATAATTAAATTGCCAAGTTTCGTGAGTGAAAGCTCATTGATGAAGAATTCTAGCTTCCAGGATTTTTGTAGGATTTTCCCAAACCTTAGAAAAAATTCTGAGATATTGGATGGACTTAACTACACAACTGCTGGTGAAATGGATATAGATGAGCGGAATGAGTCAAAGTTCTTATCATCACTGCAATTGGATGAGTTAAGTAAGCACATGGCAACTCACCCTGAAGCATATTTGATCTCCCCCATGAACGATAAAGACTACATTTTAACAAATTTATATGCGTACAGTAGTGTTAGTAAAAGGAATCAAATGTCAAACCAATCAACAGAAAAATTAGCTTTAGACAGGATTTTAAGATCTAAAGCCAAGACTTTTCTCGATCCTGATTTGAAAGAGATGGTTACATATAGAGAAAACATGTTGTTGAAAATGAAGCAAATCATGAGCACGGAAGGAAATGATTTCAAGATAATTAACACCATCTCTAAGCTGATGGTCAGAGATATGAACTTTGAAATGATCATTTCTTTAATGGAAAATGTGGTAGCTAATGCTTCTATACCCAAAGCCAACTATAATTTTAGATGGTTTATAACAGAGAAAGTCCCCAGTGTCATAGAAGGTTCACCTGGGCTGATTGTAATGTCTGCAGTTTACGGGATGGATTATTTGGTCAATCTGGGCTTAAAGAAACTGCCGCTAACTGAAACATCTATATCAATCCTACATGACATATTTGGAGCTAAAAAAACATTTGATGATGTGAAAAACTGCCTTAGTGGAGGACCTGATGAAATGAAAACTGATGAGTTCAGAATCTCATCCAAGTTGAAACAGACTGTCATGAGCATTAACTACATGATCCAGTCACAGAACAAACTCTTATCCATCAACACTTGCTTCTCTAGGAAGAACTTCCCATTTTATTCAAAGTATAACTTAGGGAAAACATTTATAACTAATGTTTTAGCTATATGGAGTACTATATACAGTAGGTTGACCAATATTAATTTCTACACTAACTTGAATTTTGTTATAGATAGGAGTTCCAGATTGATTGTATCCCTGCAAAGAGACATGAATTTAGAGAAGCTTATAGATTGTTGTGCTTATGTTTCAGACAGAATACAGAGTTTATTTCCAGATATTACAGTGGAAGCTATACAAGAGATACTTAATAGATTAAACTTCAATGGGGTAGACTTAATCAGGAAAATGAAATCAGAAATCAATGAGGTGAAAAGAGCTATTAATAATATAAAAACATCTAGCCATGTCACACTATCTTTTAGACCTCAAATGATTGCTATGAGTCGTCATGCAGCATGGCTTTATAACTTCGGTTACATCAACGAAAAAGAATTCAAGTTTGTCATAGATCAAATAAGACAGAGTGAAGTGCACTACATCAAGACTGATGAGCAAGATGCCCGGGGATACTATGTTTCAGGCCATTCATACAAAATAGGTATAAAAACCAGATACAATTATGTTCAATTGGCCATGACCAACCAAGACATACAAATTCAATTGCATTCACCTTATGAGTATAAGAGAGAAGAGGATGGAAAAATCTGGGAAGTTCATGTTAAGTCCATTTACAAGCTGCTGCAGAAACTGTTGTCTGATAAACAAAGTGTTTTGAAAACCTTTCTTAGCATGAGAGGCGATCTATTGCCCAATGAATTCTGTATCCACGAAAGCTCTAACAGGACACTATTAATATTAATGAATGACACATCAAAACCAATGAAAATAGAGAGAATGAAGTCAAAGGCAGTGTCAACTACCTTTACACATCTGATTTTTTCTTGGGATCTAATGGATAATCAGTCAAAATACCAACTAAGAAAAGCTTTGACAGGAGAATGTTATAGTGGGCTTTACAAGACTATAGATGATAGTGATGAATTTGTGAAAGTGATTTTAAACAATTTAAAACAAAGCTTGGAGTGTGGAGAAGAAATGGACAGTATAGTAGAAAAGGTGTTGGATGGGATTGATGACGAGGAAAGCATTGATTTGATAAAGAATTCTGTTGAGCAAATCCATGATGTAGCAATCAGAGGCTTGACCGAATGCAAAACATCTGAAGAGTTCGAGAACTATTTAAGAGATGAAGAGTTCCAAGATCTTGTTGACTTTCAGGTAAGTCTCCTCCAGCAAATCATCGACGAAAAACATGGTATAGATTCTAGAATTGAGAGAGCAGTGCAGCAACTTACAAGTTGGACCAACAGTTTGTCAAGATTCAAGGATATTTGTACAATGTTGAAATTCTCTATGGTTAACGACTCTAAAGGAATTAGAACGTATAAAGCTACTGGGTCTGATTTTAATTCTTTATCTGCTAGTGAAATTATGACGTCAGATGGCTATGACCTGTTCGAAATGTTGAAGCTGATAAAAGCGTGTGAAGCTTGCCATTCGAGCAATTCTATTTTGAATTTAATGGCATTTAAAAACATCAAAAACAAAAAGTTCATACCCAGCCACAGGAGATTCAGATCCCACACAGTCCATTTTGATTTCTATTTAATACTGAATAATGAAGTTATGAGTAATTTTTATGAATATAAAACTGTTTCATTGCAAGATGTGAAGATATCTAACCACGTCAAAGAAGTTATGAGCAACCATGGATTTACTATCACAGGACATGTTATGAAGTTAGATGAAAGTGGGTTGGAATTAAACCCAGTGGAAATAGTTGATGATTCTTCCACATATGATAAAGTTGCCAAACAGATGAGAGTGACAAAGAAAAAAAGTGCTCATTTGATACCTGCAAATACTTTACTTCTGGGAGAACTCATGAAATTTTTAATGCTTTGTGTCAACGGTGAAGAACATGATATCATGAAATTGCTCAGAAGTCATTTTGAAATGAGGCCCTTCAGGGAAAATAGGTTACTGAGCATACAAGATGCAATAATGACTTGCAGGATTAGCGGTTGTGTCCAACAGCATTTTTTAAATGATAAAAAAGAGATACTTCTCTTAGGAGTTGCAGACAGCCTTGAAAATTTCATTAATCTGGCTATTCCAGATCACCCTTTTGTGGAGCCGTTTAAAGCAGACCTCTTAGTGCGTAAAGCTCTAAATGAGAAGGATGCTAATAGAAAATATGAAATCTTAGAAAATATCAGAAACTGCATGACATCAGATGTGGATTTCTTAACAGAGAAATGCCTATATTCTAACTCAACTAATGAAGAAATCAATGCATTGATTTTTAATGCTGTTAGCAAGATAGATTCAGAAATGTCATCTTTGCGACCCAAAAACAGAAATGATAAACAGAGATTGTACAATTTATTCAAAGAGTATGCAGAAGCAGGATCTAGTCAAAGTTGATACGGAGATATGGAGCTTAAACACCATATAGACTGGCACAATAGAAAATAGTATAGATGAATCAAAATACCACAGCCTTGTTGCCAATGCATCATGCAGGAAAGCATTTTAAAAACACTGATGTTTAACAATAGCCAAATAGTTAATGATGTTTAAGTGGAACGCAGCAAAGAATGTTACAACCTATTAAACACAGTACCAGAGCCTTAGATAGTATTTCTTGATTATGTTTATGATTTCTAGTGGTATTTTGATTTGTTGCTTGATTGCTCC